CCGGGCGTTGCAGGGGGGTAGGGATCCCCAAGGGGATCGGGAGAGAGAAAAACCCCCTCGGGAGGCGGGCGGGAAGGGCAAATAGGACAAGGGGCGCAGCTCATAAGCTGTAATGAAATAAGCAATGGGAGGCAATGACAAACATGAGCCACAGGGGAATGCGGGGGCCGTGCGGTGCCCCCGATGAGGAGAGCCTCATTGACCATCTGATCAACGAGCTTATCCGCAGTCAGAAAGGGTACGCCACGGACGGGGACGGCAACAGATATTACGGACTGGACAGCTTCGCGTGCGGCCAGCTTATCGAAGTCTTGAAGAGATACAAAAAGCTACTGACAGAGCCGATTGGCAAGCTCATTCCGAACGATGTCAGGGACCCCAGCAGCACAGCAGGCAAAATTGACGGCGTCAGGTAAACGCATGTCACCCCGCAGTTTATCAAGGAAGGGGACAATCTTCCAGAGCTCGGGGCGGTCAAGGAACAGCGGATATATTCCAAGAGCAATGGCTGAGTTCATATCACGGTCATAAGGGTCTCTCCGCAAATGCGAAAGGTTTGCGCTTATGTACTCGGAAAGCGAGCAGCCGGAGCCTATCTCGCAGTGGGCTCTTTGTGACTGCTCCACGTAGGGCAGCATTCTGTCATACAGGGAAGCTAACTGGGGCACCCCTGCTCCCGCGGGGGTTTCCGAGAGCTTTTGCAGAACATACCAGGACATCATTTGGCACAGTGTTTCCTCAAGCCAGCGATACGGCGGGCAAACATTGCCGGGAACCATGAAGTGGCAGAGCTCATGGGCAAATTGATAGATATGGTTAAGGTAGTACAGGCCGGATGAGGCCAGAAAGATAAGCGCGTTTTCCCGCTGCGTCTGCGGGACACCCGAGCTGTAGAGCACTCCGAGGACCGGATGGGAGTTTACGGTATCCGCACCAAAGATGTCAATAAACATGCGCCGGACCTCAGACAGCACCACGGCAATGCCTGATGAAATCCCGTCACTGCCGGCAAAGCCTACAAACTCATCGGAAAACAGGTTCCAGAAGATGCCCGGTTCGCGGGTGATAGGGTAAACATTCATGGCGTCAGCCTCCTTTTTTCAGCATTTTATCACAGGCAGGGGAGGAGGGCAAGAAGAAGCCCGCCGGAGGCGGGCGGGAAGGGAGAAGGGGAAATGAGAGACAGGACGGAGCGGGTGTGCTGGCTGTGCGGGCGAAACGGGACGGCGGAGCCGCTGGACAGGCACCATATCTTCGGCGGAGCGAACAGGAAAAAGAGCGAAAAGTACGGCCTGACGGCGTGGCTGTGTCATGGCAGCTGCCACATATTCGGTGAGCGGGCGGCGCACCGCTGCGCCGAGACGCGCGGGGCTTTGCAGGAGTACGGCCAGCGGCTGGCAATGGAGCGGCAGGGCTGGACGCGGGAGGAGTTCGCGCGGCAGTTCGGAAAAAACTATCTGGACGAAGGCCCCAGCCGGACAGCGGGTACGCCGGAGAACGGCGGCGGATTCCGGACGCTGGACATGGAGCTTAGCGTGAGCTGGTGAGAAGACATGTACTATTTGGAGAAAAAGGAAGCGCGGCCACGCCCGGGGCGCTGGAGGACGGTCTGCGCGTGCCGGCGGCGGCGTCCGCTGGAAAAGACGCTGGCGGGCCTGGCGGCGGAGGAATACCGTATTGCGCCCGAGCCGCCGCAGACGGCGACAAAGTGCCCTTGGGGTGCGGGGTAATGAGCGGAAGGAGGAGGCGCTTTCAGGAGCGTCGCTTTATATGCACGGGCTGCGGCACGGTGCGGGACATGCCAAAGTGGCGGCCGGGGACGACCGTGGCCGGGCACGGAAAAAACGCATGGTGCTGCGTGTGCGGCGAGGTCCGGCGCTTCGTACAGACAGAGGAAAGGACAATGGAGGAGGCTGACAATGAGAAACGACACGCGCCGGCGGATTGAAGGGATTATATACGCCGCGGAGGCTGTGAGCGCGATTGCGGTTATAATCGCCGCGGTATGCGCGGCGGGGCATGTGATAGGCTCGATTATTTGAAGAAAGGCGCTGCTTTATGTATGACAGACAAACATATTGCAGGGGCTGCGGGCGGATGCTGCGGTTTATACGTACGGAGCGCGGGGCGTGGATGCCCTGCGAGTCGTTCCCCGTGCGGGCGGTGGCGGACGAAAACGGGGCGCTGCTGTACAGGGCGGACGGGACAAGCTTCCGTGGGCGCATTGTTGACAAATGGGTCACGGGAGCGGCGGAGGCCTGGGAGCCGCACTTCGGGCGCTGCGCAAATCCGGTGTTCGCGGGCTCGGGCGGAAGGAAGCCGCGGGAGGATCCCGCCGTCACGGAGCGCAGGCGCAGGGAGGCCCGAAGGCGGGCTGAGGAGGAGTATAAGCGTGTGCTGGCCTCGGAGCTGGAAAAGCGGGAGCGGGAATGGCGGGAGAGGCGCGTCAGCTTGCCGCCTTACCGCTTCGCTTCTGCCGAGGCGGCAAAAGCTGCGCAGGACGGCGGCAAGCTTCCTTTTTCGGAGAACACCCGCTGACGCTGGGCTGTTCTCCGAGTCAGGGGAAAAGAAATAAAAGATGTACCAATCGGGCAGACATGGAGGTTGCGAGGACGACATGAGCAGAAAGATAAACGACCTGACAGGGCGGAGGTTCGGGCGGCTGACAGTTTTGGAGCTGCTGCCGGAGCGGAAAAACGGATGTCCGGTATGGCTGTGCCGCTGCGACTGCGGGCAGACAAAGGCGGTGGCAAGAGCAAATCTTGTGAGCGGCGGAACGCGCTCCTGCGGCTGCCTGAGAAGGGAAGCCATGTCAGAGAACCGCGGGCGCGGCAAAGCACCGTATCCGGCGAATGAGGACTGCGCAAATTATAACGCGGAGGCCGGCGAGTGCCATGCGCTGACGGAGCTGCAGTGCGCGGCAAAGGGAAGATGCGGCTTCTTCAGGCCGAGGGAGACGCCATGAGGGGGCTGCTGGCCGCGGCGCTGCTGCTGTCGGCGCTCACGGCCCCACCTGAGCCGGTCGAGCGTGCGGTCTGGCAGGACTGCGCAGCTCTTGGCGGCTATGCCGCCTTATTGGACAGCTCGTTAGCGGCTTCGCCGCTTACGGATGTCGCATCCCCTTTACGGGGAGAGATGCGGCGTCCTCCTTGCGAGGGCTGTAACCCGCCGGCGTACATAGTGACCGACGCCGAGGTCGAGGCCCTGGCGCGCCTGCTGTACGGCGAGGCGCGAAGCTGCACAGTTGAGGGACAGGCCGCTGTCATATGGTGCGTGCTCAACCGCGTGGACAGCGGGGACCCGTATTTCCCTGATACAGTAATGGGCGTGGTGACGCAGCCCAGCCAGTTTTTCGGCTACCACAAGGATTACCCCGTACTGCCGGAGCTGGTCGAGGTGGCCGAGGACGTGCTTATGCGCTGGAACGTCGAGCACAGCGGAATTGTTGAGAATCCGGGGCGCGTGCTGCCGCGGGAGTATCTGTATTTCAGCGGCGACGGGGCACACAACTATTTTACGCGGGAGTACAACGGCGACGACGTGTGGGACTGGTCGCTGTGGAGCCCGTACAGGGACGATTAGGAGGTTCCGGATTAAAGGCGCGCCGCCTGCGCAGCCCTTGGCGGCTCTGCCGCTTAGGGATGCGGCGTCCTCCTTGCGGGGGCTCCGTGACGACGGAGGGAACTATGGGAACGATAAAATTACTGCTCGGGGGCAGTCCCTGCACCCACTGGAGCATAGCGCAGACGAAAAACAGGGAGACAAAGCCGGAGGGGCTCGGCTGGGAGCTGTTTCGCAATTATCTGATTGCCAGAGAAAAATTCCGGCCTGATTATTTCCTCTATGAGAACAACAAATCCATAGCAAAGAAAATACGGGAGCAGATAACAAAAGAGCTCGGCGTGGAGCCGATATTCATAAACTCCGCCCTTGTATCCGAGTGCAAGCGCCTCCAGACGGTGCCGGAGGAATACATATTCCCCGTGTCCGACACCCAGGCGTATAAAATGCTGGGAAACGGCTGGACGGTGGACGTGATCGCGCACATCCTCAGCTATATTCCCGGGATCGCGACCGAACCGCTGGAGGTGCTGTCCATGTACGACGGTATGAGCTGCGGGCACCTGGCCCTTAACAAGCTGGGGGCCACCGTTCTCCGCTACTACGCCACCGAGATCGACAAATACGCCATAAAGACCACCCAATCAAACTTCCCTGACACCATCCAATTAGGCGACGCTTTTCAGGTGCGGGAGGATGGGTGGAGCATAAGGGAGGCCACGCCATGAAAAGCGTAATCGACCGCATGAAGGAGACGGACGCGGAGGCAAAAATGGCTTCGTTCCAGGTGAAGCAGCAGATGCCTTACGAATTCAAGGTGAAGTACGCCAGGATCCGGGCGTGGGAGTTCTACAACCATCCCGAGATCGCCGGGAACTGCTATGTTTCGGTGGGCGGGCTGGACAGCATCACGCTGCTGTGCTTCCTGCGCTCCATTGGGCTGGGCTGTGTGCCCGCCGTGTCGGTGTCCGCGCTGGAGGACAAGAGCATCCAAGCTGTACATAAACAGCTGGGCGTAGAGGCGCTCAAGCCGCTGAAAAGCAAAGTCGAGGTCATCCGGGAGTTTGGCTGGCCGGTTCTGAGCAAGGAGCTGGCGAGCAAGATCAGCCTTCTCCAGCGCCCCAGCGAGAAAAACGCCACAGTCCGCCACGCCATCATCACCGGGGAGACGGGGGCGTACGGCGGGTACCGCAAAGGAACCCGGATGAAGATGCCCCAAAAGTGGCTGGAGCTGTTTGGCGGGTACGAGAACGAACGGGAGAGCGTCCACTACCGAACGCCGGATTTCCTGGTGTCGGACAGATGCTGCTACTATCTGAAGGAGAAGCCCTGCGCGGATTACGCCAAGCGGACGGGACGCTATACCTACCTGGGCATGATGGCCTCGGAGGGCGGGCGGCGGGCGAAATCGCTGCCTGAAACGGGATGTAATTACATATCTCCCGGTACAAAGCGCAGCTGCCCCTTTGCCATCTTCTCCCGGCAGGACCTGCTTCAGCTGGCCCTTGATCTGCGTGTGCCGGTGCCGGAAATCTACGGGGGGATCGTGCGGGGGCCGGACGGAATGTTGAGAACCACGGGGGCGCAGCGGACGGGGTGCAGTATGTGCGGATTTGGCGTCCACCTGGAAAAGCGGCCCCACCGCTTCGACCGGCTGTGGGAACGCAGCCCCGGGGAGTGGGATATGTGGATGTACCATGTGGACCGGCTGCCGGACGGGACGTGGTACGGCTGGGGGCATGTGCTGGACTATATCGGCGTGGAGTGGCGGGAGCCCTGGCGGCAGTTTGAGAAGCAGGAGAGCTTGTTTGACGATGAGGTAAAGTGATGGACTACAAAAAATTTGCGAAGCAGCTGCGGAACCAGGCAGGCAGCTATGCGCTCTTCTACGGTGCGCCCCGCGGTGACCTGGAAAAGGCGGCGGACGTGATCGAGGAGCTGGCGGCGAGGTTGGAGCTGTCCAGTACCCCCCTGACCCTGGAGGAGTTGCGGGGGATGGATGGGGAGCCAGTGTGGATCGTTCCGATGCGCGGAAGCGGCGGTTTCTGCACTTGGATGCTGGTTGATGCAGAATACGAGCTATGTCGAGAGGCCCATGGCGAAATGGCGGTGTTCGAGAACTGCGGAAAGACTTGGCTGGCCTATCGCCGTAAGCTGGAGGAGGGGAATAAATGAAACCGATCCTGTTCAACACTGAAATGGTCCGCGCCATTCTGGAGGGCCTAAAGACGGTGACGCGGCGGGTGGTGAAGCCGCAGCCAAAAGGGCAACTGGTTCCGACGCTTTCCGGCGGATGCTGGCCTGGATATTTTGAGGAGATAGGCACATCACGGGTACAAAGACCGCCCTACCGCCCCGGCAACATCCTGTATGTGCGGGAGACGTGGCAGCAGGGGCTTGGCGGAACCTATCTCTACAAGGCCAGCGCTGGGCTTGACCTGTTTATGAACAAAGAAGGAAATCTTGTGTCCAACATTCCGTGGCGCCCCTCCATCCATATGCCACGGGAGGCGGCGCGTATTTTCCTGCGGGTGACGGATGTGCGGGTGGAGCGGTTGCAGGGGATTGATGATGATGGAGTTGTTGCCGAGGGGCTGGAGATTGGCGCTCCCTTCGATGAGATCTGGGATAGCACCATCAAGCCCGCAGACCGTGCCCTCTACGGCTGGGAGGCGAATCCCTGGGTGTGGGTCATTGAGTTCGAGCGGATCAGCAGGGAGGAGGCCTTAAGTAATGAATGAGGCGGACGTATACAACGTTGGTCCATTGTTTAGGCACCTGTTTAAGCCGGAGAAACCCGTCCGACACCAGCAGACCTGCCCCGCGTGCGGCAGAACGCTGGTGAACCTGTACCGCCGGGACGGCGTGTGGAAGTGCCGCCGGTGCTGGAAGGAGGCCTTGCCATGAGCTTTGTGGTTGCGACTGTCAGGATAGAGGACTTTGGGGCGGGGACGCTGGGGGTAAAGGAGGCGCTGGCCATGAGGCTGGAGCCGCTGGGCGGGGTGCGGGTGGTCGATGTGCAGGCCATGGGCGGGGAGCAGATGCAGATATCCGGCACTGACCGCAGGCAAACTCCTCCGCCGCACCCAGGACCAGCCCCAGCCCCGGCCGCCGGGAGGCAGGCCAGAGTCCGTGCCCGGCCCAGAGCCGGGACAGCAATGGAGTGCTGCTTGTCTTGCGCTCACTTTCAGATGAAGCAGGGATGGGACGCGGATGAGAAGCTGCGGTGGGGCGATTGCGTCCACACCGGGAAGCCCCTGCATGAGATCAATAAGCGCTGCGACGCATGGGCGGCGAAATTTAACTGCTGAGCAAAAATACTTAGCTGCAAAAAGGGATGGGAGGGGCCGGGGATGAAGCGGGTCAAGGTGCACACGGATTCCGGGGTGGTGCGGGAAGTGGCGGTGTTCAACGTGCCCGAGCGGGTGGACGTGAAGCGGGCAAAGCCGCCCCGGCCCCGGTTCAAGGATGAGGAGGAGCGGACGGCGTTCTGCCTGGCTATCGCCCGGCGGCGGCACGTGCGGAAATTCAACGCCAACTTTGGCCCTGCGTCCTACTACAGCACCCTTACCTTTAATAATGAATGCGAGGTTCACACATTCCCGGAAGCCAGGAGGGTTCGGGATAATTTTATACGTGTGCTGAAATACCACTGCCAGGAGGCCAGGATTATCATGTACATGGGGCGGGGGAAGTCCACCCACCGCATCCACTTCCACATGGTTTCCGAGGGCGTGCCGCAAGAGCTGATCTCGAAGCTGTGGAAATATGGAGAGGTCAAGCGGATCAGCCGCCTGAGGGCGCACAATTATTATAATGGTATCGACCACGGCCAGGATTACACCGGGCTGGCCAATTACCTTTTCGACCACTGGACGCCGGAGCAGGGCGGCCGCCGCCGATATAAACAGACGGCCAACCTGCGCGAGCCGGAAAAAGGGAAGCCGGCAGAGGTGCGGCGGGAGTATTCGCCCCGCCGCCCGCCCCGGACGCCGAAGGGGTACATATTGGTGGAAAGCAAAAGCACAAAATACGGATATCTCTATTTCAAATATGTGCGCCAGCCCGGCCAGAACCGGCGGGGCGGGCGCAGGAAGGATTGAGCGGCGAATGGGCGCGGGCCTCCGCAAGGGCGGAAGGGCCCTCCCTATAGCCTTGTAGATATGTAACGTATCAGGACGAAACGGGGGGAGCGGGATGATACAGAGCAAAGATCTGATGGGTATAACCCGACCGGCCATCAAGCCGGGGCGCCTGCCGGAGCCGCCGGAGCCGGTGAGCACGCGGGACCCGCCGGAAGTCATGGCGGTATGTCTGAGCTGTCCGCTGCCCGGCTGCCATGTGTGGGGCCGTGCCTGTCCGCTGTATGGGTATACACAAGAGAGCAAAAAGAAGGAGCGGCAGCGGAGGGCCGGGCTATGACGGGCGGCAGGCTGGCCGGCGGCTTTCCCCAGAGGCTGCGGACGCTGCGGGAACGCAGGCGGGTAAGCAGGCGGGTGCTCTCCGAGCTGTGCGGGCTGAGCAAGAACATGATTGCCCGGTACGAGCGGGGGGAAAAGACGCCCACCGGCGAAAGCCTGGAGTACCTTGCGGACTTCTTCAACGTGACGATGGATGAGCTTTGGGGCCGGAAATAAAAATTTTCAAAATGCCCCCTATAGGGGGCACGGCCTGTTATGGCTGCGCTATGCTTGTAATGTGGAGGGCTCGCCAACCTCCGCGTCGCTGCTCCTGCCAGCGGGGCCCGCATGCGGCCGCCCGGCGCGTGAGCCGGGGCCGCGCCACGGTTTTCCAACACGGCAACGCGCGCGCGGGGGCGCGTACCGAATAGCGGGCGGAAAGGAGACCCGCGTATGGGCAGACCAAAAAAGTATACAGCCCGGACGCTGGCCAAGGCGGTAGAAGCCTATTTTGACAGCATAACCCGGGAAAAGGAACTTACCGAGCGGGTGGGCACCGGCAGGCGGGACGGCAGCGGCCACGAGATATTTGAGACAAAGCCCGTGACAAACAAGCTGGGCCAGCCGGTGCGGGTGACGGAATACGTGGTGCCTCCCTCGGTGAAGGATTTGTGCGACCATCTGGGTGTGAACCGCGCGACCTGGGCGGAATACGCCAACCCGGACAAGCACCCGGAGCTGGCCGCCATCGTCCGGGAGACCAGGGAACGTATGCAAGCGTGGAACGAGCGGGAGCTGGTCACCCGGCCCGGGCGGGACGTGAGAGGAATTATCTTCAACCTCCAGGCCAACTATGGCTATGGGGTGAAGAGGGAGCCTGTCCCGGACAGCGCCCAGGAGGATGACCCCATCACCAAGAGCTTGAAGGAGGCGGCTGATGCTCTCGCCCAAACAAATGGAAATTCTCCGCTGGCCCTACAGGGGAAAGACGGCGCTGATCTGTGACGGGGCCGTGCGCTCCGGCAAAACCTCTATCATGTCCCTGTCCTTTGTGCTGTGGGCCATGGGGCGGTTTGACGGACGGTGTTTCGGTCTGTGCGGGAAAACGGTGGGCAGCGCGGAGCGCAACATCATCCAGCCCCTGCAAAGCGTGGCCTATCTGCCGCAGAACGGCTTCGTGCTGGACTACACCCGCTCCGGCCATGTGCTGACCATCTCCCGGGGGCGCAGGCGCAACGTTTTTTACGTGTTCGGCGGCCGGGATGAGTCGTCCTATATGCTCATACAGGGGGTGACACTGGCTGGGGTATTGCTGGACGAGGCGGCGCTGATGCCCCGCTCCTTTGTGGAACAGGCGCTGGCCCGGTGCAGTGTGGACGGCTCCAAGCTGTGGTTCAACTGCAACCCGGATATCCCGGAACACTGGTTTCGCAAGGAGTGGCTGCTGAAGCTGGAGGAGAAGAACGCCACCCACCTGCACTTTATGCTGGACGACAACCCGAGCCTTACCGAGGAGACGAAGGCGCGCTACCGCAGCATGTACGCCGGGGTATTCAAGCGGCGGTATATCGACGGGGAGTGGACGGCGGGGGATGGGCTGATCTATGACATGTTTGACCCGGAGGCCAACACCTACGGGGACGGGAATCGCCCGCTGGGCCTGGAATACATCGCCGTTCGGCGCATTGCCTGCGACTACGGCACGGCCAACCCCACCGTGTTTCTGGACATATTCGACGACGGGGAGGTTGTGTGGGTGGACAAGGAGTACCGCTGGGACAGCCGGGACATGGACGCCACCCGGGGCAGGCAGAAAACCGATGCGGAATACGCCGATGACCTGCAAGGCTTCATGGGGGACGACCCGCAGTTTTTCTGCCCGGTAGTGGCGGACCCGTCGGCGGCCAGCTTTATCGCGGAGCTCCAGCGCCGGGGCGTGTACGTGATCCCGGGGGACAACGATGTGCTGGACGGCATCCGGCGCACCGCCCAGCTCTTCGCCCGGCGGGCGCTGAAGGTGAACCGCCGGTGCCGGGGGCTCATCGGGGAGCTCCAGTCCTACGTGTGGGACGTCAAGGCCGCCCAGACGGCGGGGGTGGAGAAGCCGGTGAAGCAGATGGACCATGGGCCGGACGCCCTGCGCTATTACGTGAACACCTGCCTGCCGAAATGGCGGTACGGGGAGGAGTGACGCCATGAGCAAGCGAAAAAGACCTGCGCAGCCCTCCGCGGGCGGATTCGGACAGGCGGAGCTGCCCGCCGTACTGACCGCCGACGCCTTTTCCAACCCCCTGTTCCGGCTGGGCTACGGCTCCCAATCCCCGCTGGAGGCCACCAGCTACCCCCTCACCCGGATGACGGGCAACTACGCCCTGCTCAACTCGCTGTATCGGTCGAGCTGGTTGGTTCAAAACGTGGTGGGCATCATCCCGGACGACATGTGCCGGAAGTGGTTCACCCTGTCCGGCGCGGTGGGGCCGGAGGCCATGAAGCGGTTCGAGCGGGCGCAGGCGGAGACCGGGCTGCGGGAGAGCGTGAACGAGGGCCTGCGCTGGGGCCGCCTGTACGGGGGCGCGGCGGGGCTGATCATGCTCCGGGGCCAGGAGGGGCTGCTGGACCGGCCCCTGGATTTGGAATCCATCCTTCCGGGGACCTTCCAGGGGCTTTATATCCTGGACCGATGGTGCGGCATCACGCCGGAAATGGGCCTGGTGTACGACGGCAGGGGCCGGATGGTGCCGGAGTACTACGCCATCACCGGGGAGGGCGGGATCACAGTGGCCCGGGTGCACCACTCCAGGATCATCCGTTTTCTGGGGCGGGAGCTGCCCTATCTGGAGCGCATGGCGGAGCTGTACTGGGGGGAATCCGAGGTGGAGGCATTGTACCAGGACGTGGTGAAGCACAACAACGTGGCCGCCAATATGGCCGCCCTCACCTTCCGGGCCAACGTGGACACCATGGAAGTCTCGAATTTAGACCAGCTGTTTTCCCTGGCCTCCGGGGAGGCGCAGCGGCGGTTCTGGCAGACGGTACAATGCCAGTCCGTCATGCAGTCCAACTTCGGGATGCGCCTGGTGAACAAGGGCGACCAGATCAAGAATACCCAGTACACCTTCACCGGCCTCCACGAGGTGCACGAGGCCATGTGCCTGGACCTGTCCGGGGCCTCCCACATCCCCATGACCAAGCTGTTCGGGCGCTCCCCCGCGGGCATGAACGCCACCGGGGAGAGCGACCTGCAAAACTATTACGACTATGTGGACACACTGCGGGAGAGCCAGCTGCGCCCCATCCTCCAGCAGCTGCTGCCGGTGCTGGCCATGTCCGCCTGGGGACAGCCGCCGGAGGGGCTGGACATCACCTTCCCGCCGCTGTGGGGGCCTAGACCCGATGAGGTGGCAAAGATCGCCCGGGACAAGGCGGAGACCGTTGTCACCGTGTTCCAGGCGGGGCTGCTCCAGGCGGACACCGCCCAGAAGGAGCTCCGGCGGCTGGCGGACGAGACCGGGATGTTCGGCTCCATCACCGACGAGGAGATTGCGGGCAATGCGGGGAAGTCGTACCAGGACGTTACCGCTTTGCACGACCCCCTAGCCGGGCTGGATTTCGGCGGAGGGAATGTGGGCGCTTTCGAGCGGGACACCGGCGACGGCCTGACGCTGGACTACAAGGGCCAGCCCCGGGCGAAGAATGGGCGGTTTTCCTATGGAAAACTGGGCGGAGGCTCGACAGCGGGGAAGAAAAGTGGTAAAGTGAAGACGGCAGAAGCAAGGATGAGCCGGAAGGAGAAGGCCCGGGTCAGCAGCGGGATTCTGACGGATCATCCGAAGTTGAAGCCGGGGGAATCGTCCTATTACTTTTACGGAAAGAATTTTTATACCTTTACCGTGAAAGGGCCGGGAGAGTATAGATTTACTCGGAGAATGCCGATTGTCGGGAATGAGGCGGCAATAGAACAGTTGTTGAAGGGCGGGAAATGAAATGGGCAGAAACCTCAACCTCACGGAATACCAGCAGTTGCTTATGGACAGATATGCTGGAACAGCCGAAAGCAAATTCGAGGAGGGTTGCTTAATCTCCCTCCTCCTTGGCCCGAAAGAATACGGGTTTGAGGACGAGATGATGCGTTATCTCACTGCCCACCCGGGCGCATCTATCATTGAGTTGGATGAATACGCAGAGCAGTTTTTCCCGGAGCTTGAAATCGTGGACGATGACGAGCTGGACGAGGAGGACTAAATGCCCGCGTTGAACCGCGTGATGGCCGACCAGGAGCTTCGGCGGCTGGTGGAGCTGTATCTCCAGGCGGAGACGGACATCATCAACGAGATCGGCCGCCTGCGCTCCATGGGTTTGGTGGACTACCATGCGCAGGCCAGTCTGGACCGGGTGCAGGCCATTTTGCGCAGGCTGGAGAATGCGGACTGGGAGCACGTGCCCAAGATGATCGAGCGCAATTTCTACGTGAGCCACCCGGAGGCCAGAAAGCCGTTGGACGTGCCGGAGACCGCGGAAAAGCACGAGCGGGGCTATCTCAACGCCGCCGCCCTCACCGGGGAGCAGGTGGATATCGTCCAACGGCTCACGAATAATTTGATGGGCCAGCTGGCAGAGGCCCATGACACGGTGTACAGCATGCTGGCCAGCGCCCTCATCGGGCGGACAGAGCCGGACGTGTTCCGCCGGGTGGGGCTGGAGCAGACGGGGCTGGCCCAGGCCATGGGCCGGGGGCCGTTCCGGGCCGTGCCGGACTTTGTGGCAGCCCTGCGCCGGGAGGGCGTCACCGCCTTTGTGGACAAGGCGGGGCGGCGGTGGCGGTTGAGCGCTTATGCCGGCATGGTGCTGCGCACCACGAGCCGGCAGGCGGAAGTGTTGTCTGTGCTGACGCAGGACGATGGGTGGGACCTATACAAGATCAGCAAGCATGGGACCACCTGCAAGCGGTGTGCCGTGTGGGAAGGGAGAATTTTCAGCAAGAGCGGGACAAGTCGCGAATTTCCTCCGCTGTCCGCCGCATTTGGAAAGATAGATCCCAACGGGCCGGACACGCTGGACAACTCCTGGTTGAATATTCACCCGTCATGCCTTCATCAGCTGATCCGCTGGACGCCCATGGGGCGCAGTCAGGCGGAAATTCAGAAGGCCAAAGACTTCTCCAGCCTCGAGAAGAACCCGCCCAGCGTTGACCCCAGAAGCGAAAAACAGATCGAGGCGTACCGAAAAAAGGAGCTGGCCCGGGCCCGGTGGCTGGCGTCTTACAGGCAGTTTGAACGCTACCGGGTGATAATCCCCGGAAAGGTTCCCAAGACCTTCCAAACGTTTATGAAACACAAGGCGGCGGGGGACGAGAAGTACCAGGAGTGGAAGCGGCTGTACCGCGCCGCCAACAGGGAGGACTATGATGACAGAGCAGGTGAGCCGGACGATTGACAAAATACTTGCCCGGGGCGAGCGGGTGGAGCTGATTCCCGGCCCCAACGGCGAGGTCAAGGTGCTGCGCGTCCGGCGGGAGACGGTGCCGGTTAGGAAGGAGGGCCGCGACAGTGGCAAAAAATGATTACTTCGTGGTGGTGTACCGCATCCTGACCTACCTGTACCAATGCTTCATGGCCGGGGAAAAGCCGGATGCGGAGCTGTTCGGGCCGGAGGCCCTGGGCATCAACAACGGCTACTGGGCGAATGTGATGGAGAGCATCTACAACGAGGGCTACATCACCGGGATTGCGATGGCGTCCCGCCTGGGGGCCGCGCCGGGGGTTAAGCTGCTGAATCTGAAAATCACCCAGAAGGGCATCGAGTATTTGCAGGAGAACTCCAAAATGCACAAGGCGGCGGAGTTCTTGAAAACGGTGAAAGAGATTGTGCCGGGGTTTCAATCCCTCAGATTTGCGTTTCCAGACTGTCCAGATGGCATGGTTCGAGACCATATAAATGGAAATAGGTTAGACAATCGAAAGGACAATATCCGCTTCGTTACAGCCCGGCAAAATGCGCAAAATCATGGAAAGAGCACTCGAAACAAAAGTGGCTGTGTTGGGGTTACTTGGGATGCGGAACGGAAAAAGTGGCTTGCTCAAATCCAAATCTATGGCAAAGGGGTTCATCTTGGCCGATTTTCAAATATTGATGACGCCATCGCCGTCCGTGAAGCCGCCGAGATCAAATACTTCGGCGAATACCGCAGAAAAAAGTAAACAACGAGCCTTACCCTAAACGTTGGGTAAGAAGAACCGAACGTGGTTGATGATTCAGGTCATCGGCCACGTTCTTTTTTTGAGGTGATTTTATGGCAATCGCATACTACGGGTCGCAGATCAGCCCCCACATGGATTTGACCCCCGAGGGCTTCCTGGTCTGCCGGGATGTGCCCATCAACCGGGTTGGGGAGCAGACCTATCTGGCCCAGGAGCTGGGCTTGGACGGAGACCCCGAGCGGGCAGTTGTCGTCCACAGGTACCCGGAGGACGTATTCGCGCCGGAGGCGATAGGCTCTTTCGAGGGGAAAGACGTTACCGCCGGGCATCCCCCGGAGATGGTGGGCCCGGAAAACTATGCGAATTATGCCAAGGGACACATTCAGAATGTTCGGCAAAGCGGAAATTTTACCCTGGCCGATCTGGTGATTAAGGACGCTTCCCTCATCTCGGACATTAGAAACGGTGTTGTTCGTGAAGTTTCCTGCGGCTACACCTGTAAATACGTCCCCAGCGGCGGCGGTTACGCCCAACGGGAGATACGCGGCAACCATGTGGCCATTGTCCCACGGGGCAGGGCCGGGAGTTCCGTATCAATAAAAGATTCGGCGCAGTGCGCCGGGAAAGGCAGGAAGTACATGGGTAAATTTGGACAGGCCATCCTGGAAGCCCTGGGGATGGCGGCGCACGAGGCGGAAAACCCGCAGGAGGTTCAGGCCCTGGTGGCCACGGCGGCCTCCGTATTGGATGCTGCGCCCCAGGCAAAGGAGAAGCCGGCGGGGAACACCGCCACAGGGACGGCCCAGGATTCGGACATTGCGGCTGTGGCGGACAAGCTGGACAAGATTCTGTCCATGCTGGATGCGGCCAAGCCGGAGGAAAAGCCGGAGGATGAGAAGGACCAGTCCGCCAGGACGGACGATCTGGACAAGATGCTGGAGAAGCTGGGCGGCAAGGAGGATGGGGAGAAGGATGCCGCCGCCCCTGACGGTGAGGCGGAGGCGCCTCTGTCCCCCGCGGCCAAGGACGCCGCAGTGGCCATGCTGCGCTCCATGCGCCCTGTGGTGGCCGCCATCGAGGACAAGAAGGTCCGCGCCCAAGTGACGGACGCCCTTCTGGCGTCCATCCGGGACCAGGGGAAAATGGGCGAGATCGCCGCAGCCGCCCAGGCCGGCGCGAAGCAGGCCGCAGACCGGGCGGCCATGACCAGCTATGAGAAGCGCTGCGCGGAGTCCCAGTCGGCCTACGCCGCCCGGAACCCCCACAAGCGTCAGGAAAAGGAGGCTTAATGATGGGACTGCATCCTCAGAATATCGGCACCGCCATGCCCCACGGCTTCGCGGGCAGCTACGCCCGGCAGCCGGATATGATCATCGGCACCCGACCCGCCGGGGGCGCGGAACAGCTCCCCTTCGGCGCGCCGCTGAAATACGACGAAAACGGCGCGGTGATCGCCATGGGCGAGGGCTCCTCCGCCGGGCAGTTTGTGGGCGTGGCCGCCCGGGAGGTCAAGGGCGCTTTGAGCTACCTGGAGCAGGGCGCGGGAGGATATGCCCCCGGCGAGGCTGTCCCCGTGTTCATGCGGGGAGCCGTCAACGTGAAGTGCCGGAACGGCACGCCCAAGCTGGGCGGCAAGGTGTACGTCCGGGTGGCGGCCAACAGCGCCGTCCCCACCGGCGTGGTGGGCGGCTTCGAGGCCGTGGCCGACGCCACCGCCGCCAACACGGTGGAGCTGGAGAACTGCCGGTGGGCGGGCCCGGCGGACGCCAGCGGGATCGTCGAGCTGCGCATCCTCACCATGAACAACGCCTGAGAAGGAGGGAAACGAGATGCAGAATTTTCAGAACGCGGGAACCTTTAACGCCGGTATGTTCAGCTCCGGCAAGCTGTCTGTCCCCGGCATGGGGGCGGGCGTGCCCGTCATGGACGAGGCGGGCATTGCGTCCGGCGGGGCCTTTCTGGTCTCCGAGCTGGAGAAGCGCGACCCGCTGATCCGCAAGCCGCTGAGCAGCTACACCTACCCCCGTGATATCGTCATCCAGACGGGCGGCGGCTGGGTGGACTACGCCAGCGCCATGTCGGTGGCCTACGGCATCACCGGCGGGGCCGGGGAGGGCCCCATCCACGCGGGCGGGGCCAACGGCGTGCCCATCGTCCAGGCCAGCGTTGACAAGGGGCTTTACAAGGCCCATGTGTTCGCCGCCGCCCTGCGGGTTATGTTTGTGGACATGCAGAAGTCCAACTACATCGGGCGCTCCCTGGACCAGCTGCTGGGGGACGGCGTGCGCATGTCCTACGACAAGCACATGGACGAGAATGTCTATCGGGGCTTTGAGGCCTACGGCACCACGGGCCTGCTCAACGACCCGGACGCGGTGGAGACTACTGTGGCGGGCAACGGCCAGGCCACCCCCTCCACCAAGTGGAAGGACAAGACCAAGGAGCAGATTCTGGCGGACATCAACGCCGCCATCACCGCCACCTGGGCCGCCGCCGAGTACGACGAGAGCGCCGTGCCCAACCACATCCTTCTGCCCTATGAGCAGTACACCTACATCCTGAATACCATGGTCACCGAGCTGGCCACCGAGACCATCCTGGATTTTGTGATGAAGAACAACGTGGCGGCCAAGAACGGCGGCTCCCTGTTCATCGGGGCCACCCGGTGGTGCAAGGGGGCGGGCACCGGCGGGACGGACCGCATGGCGGTGTACGTCAACCACGAGCGTTTCCTGAAGATGGACGAGCTGGTGCCCCTGGCCCGGGTCATGTCCGGCCCCAATGTGGCCAACGTGTGCTACGACACCGCCTACATGGCCAACATCTCCCAGGTACAGCTGCTCTATCCCCAGACCCTGACATACTGGGACGGCATTTAAGGAGGGAACCGCCATGTTTGTCATGTCCAAGCGCAATATCATCATCCCCAGCCCGGACGGGACGGAATCCGTCCGTCTCCAGCGGGGCGAGGTGGCAGCGGTGCCTGAGTGGGCGTCCAAGACGGCCTACTTCAAGGCTCTGCTGGAGGACGGGAAGCTCCTCGCGGCAGACGGCGCGGAGGAGAAGGGCCGGAAGCGGAGGGGCCGCAGGGGTGCGGAGACCCAGGATGAGACCGGGCAGGAGGTTCGGGAGGAGTCCGAGCAGGAGGTTCGGGAGGAGTCCGAGCAGGAGGCCCAGGACGGTCCGGGGCAGGAAGACCCCGGCGGCGAATAGGGGGCGCGCGGGATGCTTTGCCGGGATAAGCCGCAGTTTGCCGGGGTGAAGGCCCAAGCGGCCAACATCAGCCGGGGCCGTGGGGACTACACGGCGGAGCTGTTCCAGGAGGACTTCCCCCAGTTCTTCCAGATGGGGACGGGGGCGCCGCTGCTTCCCGCCGCCATGCTGGAAGAGTTTGTCCGGCAGGCCAACGCCGCCGTGGCCCCGGAGCGCTGGGGAGAGAGCTGGCGGTATGCCGCGGGGCTTTACACCGCACACTATGCCGCGCTGTACCTGCGCACCTTCTCTGAGCAGAACACCGCCCCCGCCCAGGCGGCGGCTTCCGGGGCGCTGGTGGGGGTGGTGAAGTCCGCCGCCCTGGGGGACAGCTCGGTGAGCTATGACACCGACGCCCTCACCCGCGCCACGGCGGACTGGGGCGACCTGAACGCCACCCAGTACGGACAGCTGCTGGCCGCCTGGGCGCGGCTGGCGGGGATGGGGGGGACGTATGTGATATGAACTACGCCGATTGGTATACCGACCTGCTGGATATCCACCGTGTTCAGTCCAGGGCGGAGGGGGCCCTCACCAAGCACGAGCGGGTGGAGGTGGCCCAGGGCGTCCCCTGCCGGGTCTACCGCAGCGGAGCCCACGGCCCGAATATGCAGCCCACCGCCGCGGACAGCGGGAGCGAGGACAAGCTGGCCTGTGACAACGCGGTGGATATACAGGCCGGGGACGAGCTGCTGGTCCGCCGGGGCGGGCGGCTGGGGGAGGCCCGGCAGACCCTGCGGGCCTTTGCCGGGGACCCGGTGTATTTCTACGAGCCCTTTGGGGCGGTGCTGCCCGGGCTGGCCCACCAGGAGGTGGGGCTGATCCAGCGGGAGTACCTGAAAGGGGAGGCGCGGGATGGAGCTGGGTGACGGGCTGCGCCGCCGGCTGGCGGAGCTGGAAAAACGGTTCCCGGATGTGCATGGCCGCCTTGCGGATATTGCCCGGGGAGCCACGGCCCGGGCGGTGAAAACGGCCACCGAGCTGACACCGCCCAACACCTTCGGGGACGGGGAGGGCCGGGGCGTCAATATGATATCCGGCGAGCTGGCCCAGCATTGGGCGGCCGACAGCAGCTGTACCCCGGTTGGGGCCGATTTTGCCACCGTCCTGGCCAACGACAAAGAGTACGCCAGCTATGTCAACGACGGCCACCGGGTGGACAAGCACTTCGTCCCCGGCCTCTACATCGACGCGGACGGGCTGCTGTCCATGGAGCTGGGCAAGCCAAAAGGCGTCGGCCTGATGGTCGGCACCAAAACCACCTACGTGGAGGGCCTGCACATCACGGAACAGGCCATAGACAGGTATGAGGAGACCGTGCGGACCGAGCGGGACAAGCTCACAAGGGAGATGGGGTTATGACGTTTACCATGCAGAGCCTCACCCGCGCCCTGGCGGACTATCTGGCCCCTGCCCTGCCCGGCTTCACCTTCTACGACAATCCCAACCAGCAGGGCACGAAAACACCCGCCATGTTCCTCCAGCGCACCAAGGCCAAGATCAGCAAAAGGCTGGGCGGGCGGTTCCTGCGCCAGCTGGGTCTGGATCTGGTGTGCCTGGTGGATTACAACGTGGCAGACATGGAGGACCAGTACGTCAGCGCCGCCAATGTGATGGACGAGCTGCTGGACACCTTTCCGTATTGCAGCGGGGAGGGCGGTGAAAGCGCCCTGCTGCGCACCTATGAGCGCAACTGGTACATTCAGAACAGCGTACTGCACTACAAATTCGATCTGAAGCTCTGGATGAGCCGGGAGGAGGATATAGCCCTCATGCGCTCCATCCAGTCCTACACCGAGGAGGTAAGATGAATGGCCGTAAAAGCCGAAAAGACCGGCCCTGCCCCCATCCGCTATCCCACCGGGCAGCTGCTGGAAAGCGCCGCGCTGGCCGGGTACCAGCGGGACTTCGCCGGGGCGCTGCTCACGGGGCCGGATTACACCCTACAGGAGGCAAAAGCCATCCTGGATAAATTCTTCAAAGGAGGCAACTGCTGATGGCAGGCGGGAATTGGACCGCGCAGAACAAAGTGCGGCCCGGTATCTATTTTAACTTCAAGAGCAGGACAACCCCTAAGGCGGCTCAGGGGGCGCGGGGCACGGTGGCCATCCCCCGGGTGCTGTCCTGGGGGGCGGTGGGGCAGGTGACGGCAGTCAACGCCGGGGAGGACACCCGGGCCGCCGTTGGCTATGCCATAACGGAGCCGGAAGCGCTGTTCCTCCGGGAGCTGTTCAAGGGCTCCAACGTCACCAGCCCGCCCAACAAGGTGCTGCTGTACCGGCTGGAGGCGCAGGGATCCGCCGCCGCGTCCGCCGTCATCAGCGGAAGCGGGGCGGATGAGGTCACAGCCACCGCTCTGTACCCCGGCGCACGGGGCAATGACCTGGCGGTGACCGTGGCCGCCGGGGTGGACGACCCGGACACCTTCACCGTCTCCACCCTGCTGGACGGGGAGCAGGTGGACCGGCAGCAGGCCAAGACGGCGGGAGAGCTGAAAGCCAACGGCTGGGTGCGTTTTTCCGGCACAGGCGCGCTGGCGGCCACGGCGGGGGTTCCCCTTACCGGGGGCGCGGACGGCACGGCGGCCAGCGCCGCCTATGCCGACGCGCTGACCGCGCTGGAGCCCTATTCCTTCGATATCCTGGCCTACGACGGCACGGACAGCACCGTGCGGGAGGCTATGGCCGCTTTTGTACGGCGTCTGGCGGAGCAGGAGGGGCGGTACAGCCAGCTGGTGACCTCCGGGGCCCAAAATGCGGACAGCCCCTATGTCATCAACACCAACAGCGGCGTGATCCTGTCCGACGGCACGAAGCTGGCCGCCAACGAGGTGGTGTGGTGGCTGGCCGGGGCCCAGGCGGGTGCGCAGTATTTCCAGTCCCTGACCTACGCCGCCTATCCCGGTGCGGTAGACGTGGCCGTCCGGCAGACCGACAGCCAGATCAAGGCGGATATCCTGGCGGGCGATCTTGTCCTTACCCCGGAGTTTGGCGGGGTACGGGTGGAGACGGATGTCAACACCCTCGTCACCTACACCCCCGATATGGGCAAGGTGTTTCGGAAAAACACCGCCATGCGGGTGTGCAGCGCCCTGGCCAACGACATCTACCGGGAATTTTCCCTGCACTACATCGGCCAGGTGAAGAACAACGAGGAAGGCCGGGGCCTGTTCAAGGGGGCCATCCTGGGATATATCAAGACCATGTATGACAAGGGCGCCCTGCGCACCAGACCCACCGGCGACGATGTGGTGGTGGAGCCGGGGGAGGAGCCGGACAGCATTGTCATCACCGTGGCCATCGCCATCGGGGACGCCGTGGAAAAGGTGTACCTGACGGTGACGGTTTCTTAAAGGGAGGACGCGCATATGAGCTTTCTGTTAGAACGGGACACGTTGAACGGCGCCGCGGGCAAAGCGGTCATCATTCAGGACGGGCAGGTCAAGGACCTGTTCGGGGCCAAGAACGTCAAAACCCAGGCGGAGATTTCCTCCTCCGACATGAAGGTGATCGGCACCAAAAAGGCCCAGCAGAAGCCGGGCTCGGTGAAGCAGACGGGCACCATGACCGTCTACTACGGCACGCCCCTGTTTCTGGAGATGCTGGCCCAGTATGTCCGCACCGGGGTCATGCCCTACTTCAACCTTCAGGTCACCAACGACGACCCCACTACCACGGTGGGGGTGCAGACGGTGGCCTACTACGACTGCAAGCTGACCGGCACCATCCCCCTGTCCGTGCTGGACGCGGAGGCGGATATGCTCACCATGGACGTGAGCTTCAGCTATGAGGACTTCGAGCCGCTGTCCAGCTTCCACGACCCCGCCGCCACGGGGAATTGAGAAAGGAGAACCGACCATGAGTAATTTAAGCGCGTTTTTGAACCCCGCCAGCCCTGATGAACGCCGGGAAGTGGTGATCTCCAAGCGCTTCCGGCGGGAGGACGGCAGCCCCGCGCCCTTCGTCATCCGCCCCCTCTCCCAGGAGGAGAACGACAAGCTGCTCCGGCAGTCCACCCGCCGGACAAAGGTGAACGGCCAGCCGGCGGAGCACCTGGACAACGCCGAGTATGGCCGCCGGGTGGTGGTGGCCGCCACGGTGGAGCCGGACTTCACCAGCGCGGAGCTGTGCGAGGCCCACGGCACCCTGGACCCGCTGGAGGTGCCCGGCAGGATGCTGCTGGTGGGCGAGTACAGCAAGCTGTCCCGGGCCATCCTGGAGCTGTCCGGCCTGGACGACGACGTGGAGGAACAGGCAAAAAACTGATGCGCTGGGAGGACCCGGACACCCTGCTGGCCTACTATATGTTCGCCAACCACGGCTGGCGGCCCAGCCGGGTGTCCAGGCTCCCTTCCCGGGAGAAGATTCTGGTGGCGCAGTTCGCGCTCAAGGAGATCAAATCAAGACCAAAGCCGAAGGGGGGCGGGTAAATGGCGGCCATACGGGAAGAGCTCATTCTGGCAGACCGTTTTTCCGCCACATTCAACCGCTATCTGAATTTGATGCGGCAGTCCACCAGCGCCGGTACGGCCGCTGCGGCCAGCCAGCGGCAGTTCGACGCCGCCGCAGGAAATACCCGGGACGCGCTGGTGCGGATGGCCGGGGCGGCTCTGGAGACCGCAGCCGCCATGGGCGGACTGGAGAACGACATAAGAAAAATGTCCGATGCCGGTGAACAGGCGGCGAAATCCCAGGACAAGGCGAATAAAAAGATGAAGGAGGGTCAAAAGGCGGCCTCCGGGTTGGAAAATCGGCTGGCGTCTCTGATCAAGGCATATGTGGGGCTGCGCACGGCCCAGGCGTTTGTGGGGCTGACCGATACCTTCACCCAGACCACCGCCCGGCTGGAGCGGATGAACGACGGCCTCCAGACCACTTCCGAGCTGCAAACCATGATCTACCAGGCCGCCCAGCGCTCTCGAGGCGCGTATCAGGAGATGGCGGACATGGTGGGCAAGCTGGGCACCATGGCGGGGGAGGCGTTCAGCAGTAACACGGAACTGGTGGCCTTTGCCGAGCAGATCAACAAGCAGTTTGCCATGGCGGGCACCAGCGGCCAGGGGATGCAGGCCGCCATGCTCCAGCTCACCCAGGCCATGTCTTCCGGCGTGCTCCGAGGTGAGGAGCTGAATTCTATCTTGGAGCAAGCGCCTACCATTACCAAAACGATTGCGGACTACCTGGGCAAGACCACCGGCGAAATGCGAAAGATGGCGGCGGATGGAGAGATTACCGCCCAGGTGGTGAAAAACGCCATGTTTGCCGCAGCGGACGAGACCAACGCCGCCTTTGAGAAGATCCCGCTCACCTTTGGGCAGGCGTGGACCATGGCGGGCAACGCCGCCGTCAAGGCTATGCAGCCCGCCATGCAGCGGCTCACCGGCCTGCTCAACAGCGATTTGGGACAGAGGGCAATCAACGGCCTGATCTTCGGCTTTGAGCTGCTGGGAAGCGCCGCCACAGGGGTGATCGACCTGCTGGCGGCAGGGGCGCAGTGGGTGGCGGACAATTGGGACTTTGTGTCTAGGGTGCTACAATTTGCTGGGGGCGCCGTACTGGCGTTCACGGTCCTGTCTGTGGCTTCGTCCATAAAGCGTGCGGCAGGCTGGGCAATGGAACACTGGTTTATTACACTGTTTGCTGTCCTGATCGGCTCTGCAATTATGGCCATGTACGAAATGGGCATGAGCAGTGAAGAGGTGTTCGGGCATATTGGGTCGGCGCTGGGCTGGCTGTACGCTTTGGGTTATAACATCGTGGCGGCGGCGTGGAATCTGATCGCCACCTTCGCGGAATTTTTTGCAAATGTGTTCAATAACCCGGCTGCCGCCATAGCCAACCTGTTTTTAGGGCTGTTCAATTTCATTATGGACATTGTGAGCACCGCAGCCGGGGCCATCGACGCCCTGCTGGGCTCCAACATTTCCGGCGCAGTAAAAGGCTTCCAGAACAATGTCAACAGCTTTGTCCATGGTGTATTTGGTGAAAACCAAAACAAAGTGGCCCGCATGGAGCAAATCAGCTACGCAGACACCATGGCCCAGTGGTCACAGGCGGGGGCAGGCATGGGCCGCGCCCTGGACAGCTTCAGCATCAGCGATGTCCTCAGCGGCTTTTCCAGCGCCAACACCGATTTTTCCGCCATGCTGAACGCTTCCGGCATTCCCGGCTCTCTGGACGCCATCCAGGGCGACACGGCGGCCATCAAGCGCAGCGTGGCCCTGTCCGAGGAGGATATGAAGCTGCTGGTGGACATGGCGGAGCGGCAGTACGTGAACAACATCAATCTCACCGCCCAGACCCCGGTCATCACCATCAACGGCCAGAACACCGGGGACACGGCGCAGGACCTGCAATGGCTGGAAAACGCCCTGATGAGGCTCTTGACAGAACAGGCCGCCAGTCACACCGACCTCAGCTACCAGTAAGGGAGGTTTCCCCGCCATGGAAAACAAATACGGCCTGTACCTCTCCCGGGAGGGGATTACCCTGCGTCTCCCGGTGAACCCGGAGAGCTATAAAATCAGCCGCGACAACGACAACGCCGAATATAACGTGCTGGGCGTGGGCCCCATCATGGTCCCCCGCACGCCCAAGCTCCAGGCGGTCGCCTGGTCCGGCCTGCTGCCGGGCCGGGCGGAGCTGGGCGCGGTGGTCACCGGCGGCCGCTTCCAGCCCCCGCAGTTTTACATTGAGTTCCTGCAAAGGGCCATGGACGAGCGGGCCAGGGTACGCTTTGTGGCCAACCGCTATACCGAGGACGGCACGCCCATCTTTGACACCAACATGGAGGTGCTGGTTACCTCCTTCCACACCGAGGAGCGGGGCGGCGAAACCGGGGACTTTTACTATGAGCTGGGTCTGACCGAATACCGGGACTACACCGCCAAAACGGTGATTCTCCAGCAGCCTGCCCCGGACAAACCGGCGCAGGCCGCGGCCCAGCCCACCCGCTCCGTCCCCGCGGGACAGCTCACCGTGGGCCAGGAGGTGACGGTCAACGGCGACTACTACTACTCCAGCTGGGGGGCCCAGCCCCACGGGACGTTTTCCGGCTTTCGGGGAAAAATCTCCCGCATCGTCACCACCGACCCCCAGCGGCCCTATCCCTACCACATTGCCACCCCGGCGGGGGCGGCCCGGGGCTGGGTAACGCAGGGGCAGATACAGGGGGCGGGGCCATGACCTATGAGCTGATCGTACTGGAAAAACGCACGGGGAAGAGCTGGGACATCGCCCCCCAGGTGCAGAAGGCCACCTATACCACCAACCGCACCGGCTCCCCCGGAACGCTGAAATTCACGGTAAACGCCTCCGGGATATCCTTTGTGGAGGGGGACGCCGTCCGCCTCAGCGTGGACGGGCAGGTGGTGTTCCTAGGCTGGGTGTTCACCAAGTCCAGGGACCGCTACGCCGTCATTGACGTGACCTGCTATGACCAGCTGCGCTATCTGAAAGCCAGCGCCAGCTACTGCTTTGTGGGACGCACCGCCGGGCAGATCATCCGGGAAATCGCCCAGGACTTCCAGCTCAAAGTGGGTGTGCTGGACGACACGGGCTACCCCATCCCCACCCTCATTAAAGAGGAAAAGAGCTGCCTGGACATCATCTCCGCCGCCATCCAGGAGACGCTGCTGGCCACCGGGAAGCTGTACACCTTCTTTGACGACGCCGGGGCCCTCTCCCTCCGGGAGGCGGGATCCATGGTGGCCCAGGGCGTGGTGGGGGACGGCTCGCTGCTGCTGGACTACACCTATAAGACGGACATTGATGAGCACACCTATAATTCCGTCAAGCTGGTGCGGCCCAATGAGGCCACAGGCCGGGGGGACGTGTTCCAGGCCATCGACAGCGCCAACATTGCCCGCTGGGGTCTGCTCCAGCTGTACCAGACGGTGGACGAGGCGCTCAACGACGCCCAGGCCGCCGCCAAGTCCCAGGCCATGCTGGCCTACTACAACTGCCGCTGGCGGACGCTGAAGGTGTCCTCCCTGGGCCTGCTGGGGCTGCGGGCCGGGCAGATGCTCATGATGGACGTGCCCAACCTGGGGGACATCAGCCTGTATGCGCTGGTGCTGCTGGAAAAGGTGACCCATACCTTTGAACATGACACCCACACCATGGACTTTGAGGTGCGGGAGCTGGGGGTGGCGTAGGGAATGGACCTGATCGACGCCCTCCACGGGATTGTGGAGGACTCTATGGACGGCTATGGGCTGTCCGACCTGGCGGTGGGGACAGTCACCGGCACGGACCCCTTGGAGGTCACCGTCCGGGAGGCCATGGCCCCGCTGCCCCAGGAGGTGCTGTGGCTCACCGCCGCCGTGGTGGAAAAGAAAATCCCGGTGCTGGAGCACGAGCACATCACGGCAGGGTTCCGGCACCGGCACACGGTGTCCGGCCTGGGCCACGGCCACGATGTGCCGGGGCTGGGCCACAGCCACAGCACAGAGGAAGGGGCCACCGGGGAGGCGCTGGGCGGCTCCCATCAGACCGGCCAGGGGCTGGAGGGGGCCTATCCCACCAGCGATGGGCTGACCCCGGACGCCTACGCCTCGGACAAGCGCCTGGGCGGCGTCGTCTGCTACGAGGACGGCAGGGCTCTGCCGGTGGAGGACGGGTATATCATCCTCAACCGGGGGCTGGAAAAGGGGGACAAGGTGCTTTTGCTCCGGGTGATGCGGGGCCAGCAGTTCATCATCCTGTCCCGCATCTTTGAGAGGAGGGGCACAAATGCCAACATTGCCGCAATCCGAAATCGACCTGACGCGGGGCGTCGTGTTCCAGGACCAGCCCTCCCTCACCTGGATGGCCGACCCGGTGACCCACCGGCTCCGGGGCCGGGGGGACAACTATGAGGCCGTCCGGCAGGCGGTGGAGGTCATCGTCAACGTGGAGCGGTTCCGCTGGCAGATTTATTCCCCCAACTTCGGCATTGAGCTGGACGGCCTCATAGGCAGCGAACCGGGCTTTGCGGCCTCCGAGCTCCAGCGCAGGCTGACCGACGCTTTTCTGCCCGACAACCGCATTTTGGGGATATCCGATTTTTCCTATACGTTTCAAGACCCGGTGCTCACCGCCTCCGTCACGGTCAACACCGTGTTCGGGCCGGTGAAAACCGGGATGGAGGTGGCGCTGACATAACACGAAGCGTCGCCGGCGTACCTTGACAACCTCATATCGAGATAGCAGAAAAATTTTGGAAAAACCTCCGTGAAAAGGAAAACCGGGGATCACTCCCCGGCGTCCTCCCGTTCAATGCGTTGTCGTATAGCAACCTTGATGTATTGGTTCACTTTTTCGCTTGCGGCATCAGCGGCGGCTTTTAGTGTTTCATATTCAGATATTTGCATATCAAGTGGAACTCGTTTGATATTGCTTGCTCTATACTTCTTGGACGCTTTATAGGCCGATTCATTGTACGGCATGATGTCACCTCCCCATACATAGTATAGCACGCAAAAAGAAATACGTACACATATAAATTTGCACAAAGTACGTCCTGAGCGACTTTTTGCGAAATATTTGTAAGGAGGCTATTTAGCATGAACGAGCTGAAAATCTTTGAGCACCCCAAGTTTGGGAACATCCGCACCGTCACCGAGGACGGCAGGACGCTGTTCTGCGGAAAAGACGTGGCGGCGGCGCTGGGATATAAGCGCCCCAACGATGCAATTTCCACTCATTGTCGTGGTACGGCGAAACGCCGTATCACCGACAAATCCGGCTGGAAGGGGACGCAGACGCTGATTACTCCTAAAGGACGGGAGACATTCCGGCTTCTGTTTGTCGGGGCCGCATAAGTGAATACCTACCATCCCCGCTATCTCATATGAGGTGGCGGGGATTTTTTTGCAAAGGGATGATATGATGCTGGACTTTACCGACAAAACCTACCGCGCCCTTCTGGACGCCATGCTGGCCCGGGTGCCAAACTCCCTGGACAAGCGGGAGGGCTCCATGATCCAGACCGCCCTGGGGGCGGGGGCCTACTCACTGGAGGAGTTCTACCTGGGTGCCAAACTCCCTGGACAAGCGGGAGGGCTCCATGATCCAGACCGCCCTGGGGGCGGGGGCCTACTCCCTGGAGGAGTTCTACCTGGACCTGGACAAGGTGCAGCGGGGCGGGGCCATCCAGACCGCCGTGGGGGAGGATTTGGACAACCTGGCGGTGCTGGCCAATGTGGAGCGCTATCCGGCCTCCCCTGCCGTCCGGCTGGGGGTGTTCAACCTGGACAGCATCCCCATCGGGGCCCGGTTCTCCACCATCGACGGCGGGGACAGCGTGAACTTTACCACCACATCCCAGGTTGGCCCTGGGCAGTACCGCCTGACGTGCGAGACGCCGGGGGTGATCGGGAACAGCTATACCGGCCCCATCCTGCCCATCACCGTCATTCCGGGACTGACCAGCGCCCAGATCACCGACATCCTGGTGCCGGGGGACGACCGGGAGGGGGAGGAGGCCCTGCGCGAGCGGGTCATCTCCGCCCTGCGGGAGCGGCCCTTCGGCGGAAACGTGGCAGATTACAAGCGGGTGGTGCTGGCCATCGACGGCGTGGGCGCGGTGCAGGTATACCCCACCTGGGACGGCGGCGGAACGGTGAAGCTGTCCGTCATGGGCGCGGACTGGATGCCCGCCTCCGCCCAGCTGGTGGAGACAGTGCAGACCGCCGTGGACCCGCCGCCCAACCAGGGCTTGGGCTACGGTACCGCGACCATCGGGGCCAGGGTCACCGTCACCGCGCCGGAGGCGGCGGCGGTGGATGTGTCCGCCGTCCTCACCCTGCGCGTCGGGTACACGGTGGAGCAGATGCAGCCTCTTGTGGAGGCGGCGGTGGGGGAATACCTGCTGGGCGTGCGCAAGCAGTGGGCGGAGCCGGACGCGGACCGGCTGACCAGCTATTCCTGCTGGGTGTACCTGGCACGGGTGGTCTCCGCCATCCTGTCCGTCCCCGGCGTGGTCAACGCCACGGGCGTGACCCTCAACGGCGGCACGGCGGACCTCCAGCTTGTGGAGACGGGGCTTGTCCAGCAGGTCCCCGTTCCGGGGGAGGTGGCGCTTCGTGCCTGAGACCGACCTTTGCCAATACTGGCCCCGCTGGTTCCGGGAGATTCTGGACTTCCAGGCCCTATGCCAAACCGAGGGAGAAGAGCTCAGGGTCATGGCCATGTTCATGGAGCGGGTGCACCAGAATTTCTTTGTTCAGACCATGGACGAAGCCACCACGGCAGACTGGGAGGCCATCTTCCATATCGTCCCCAACCCGGTGACCGAGACGCTGTACTTCCGCCGGGACCGCATTCTCAACCGCCT